CCCCACCCTTTTCAGGCCAAAACGCTACGTTGTATGACTTAAAAAATTAAATTTATTTTTCAAACCCAAGCGTGACCCCAAGCCGGCATGCAAACTTCCAAAGCTCCTGGTCGATTTCCCCGCGGCACAAAATGTATTTGACCCCGTAGCGAGCGGCCTCCAGGAGGCATCGCTTGCAGGGCGGGTAAGTCACCACAAGAAGGTGCGGTTCCCCAGGCTTTGCATAGGCAAGCGCGTTGGTCTCCGCGTGTACCATAAAGTCCCGGCGGAAGTCACGATCTGTAGCTTCGTTGAATCCGAGATCAAAACCGGGCGGATATCCGTTATATCCAATCCCACAGACCGAGCCGTCCTCTCTAAGAACTGCTGCGCCGACCCGGACGAATTGGTCGGTGCTGGACTGGCGGGCTGCTTCGGCGAGTCGGAGTCCAAGGTCAAGCCACTTTGTTTTCATTGTTCTGTTTCAGCCACCAAAGGAAATGCTGGATCTCGCCTTTGTATCCGTAGGTGCCGTGGTGGGTCAGGTTGGTTTTCGTGTCCAGCATGATCTTGAATCCCGCGGCCTTGAGCTTCTCGCAAAACCAGTAGTCCTCCGAAAGGAACTGCCCGTCCTTCAGCCCGGCCTCAAAGACGTTTTTGACGATCCGGTTGTTGGTCTCAAGTTCCGGTTCCTTTTCCGAAACCGCGAGCATGGCCTTTCGGGTCATGCGGAAAAATCCACAACCAACCCTGGAGACCTCGATCAAACCACGGCTGTCCGGGTCTTCCTTCCCGCGGATAAGCTCGACGGTGAAGTGTGTGGTGTTTGGGTTCTTCTTTCGGTAAGTGCCGGCGACAACATCCTCCTTGAACAGGCAAAGGCGCAGAAGGTCGGTGGGCTCCCACTCGATGTCGGCATCAATCCAGACAAGGTCGTCGACCTCATACTTCAAGGCTTCGTGGAGCACAATGTTTCGCGCCATCTGGATCAGCGAGTGGTTGGCCAAAAGAAGCGGGCGAAGGTCAATTTTGTTTTCCTGGAAAAACAAAACCGAGCCGGCAAGGGAGTTGGCGTACTCAGCCGTGACCACCCCGCCGTAGCAGGGGGTCCCGATCATGATCTTCCTCATTTGCGTTTCTTTCGCTTCACGGTCTTGCGGGGCAGGTAGTTATTGACCGGCGAACCGTGGGGCGCGGTCTTCCATTTGCCAAAGTTCGAGGTTGACCCGTAGGTAAACTTCTCCTCGCGGGTAACCGTCGGATACATATCAAACGTCAATTCAAATGCCCAGTTAAATAACCTGAAGGCAAAAGTAAATGCTCTCATGCTGATTCCTCCGTTATGACTTTGTCAAAACCGGGTTCCTCGGCATGCCAGGTTTCTGTCTGCACCCGCAACCAGCTGGGTTTGCCTTCCGCTTTGACAAAACTCGATTCTTTCCAGAGAACATTGTTGTTGGGAACACAGACATACCGGCCGTTGGTAAGCGCCATAAAGTTATGGGATTTGGTTTGACTTGGCTCCAGGGAGTAGGAGTCTTCATAGGGCTCCGCCGTAAACACGTAATGACCCGCAACCCAATGTTGCCGCTTGGCAATCCAAACCTCGACATCGAGCTCTCGGAGGTAATCATACTGGATGGGTTGAAAGTTGTATCCGAAACAATCCCAGCGCTGGGCATCGCCAATCCCCCATTCAATATCAAAACCCATACGGTCGTGGCAAAGGGCGTGGAGTGGGAGCCCGCGGTAAACGGCTCCCCCCTTGAGCATAACAGTACAACCCCAGGCGCGGTGCGGAACGGAAAGGAGTCCAAACCAAACGGCTTCTTCCCACCCCCTTACTTCATTCCCGCTAACGATTGATCGGTCAACCCAGCAATATTGATGCTGGGGCAAGTTTGCTGCGTGTGTCATGCGTGCAAAGAGTGTCCCAATTCAATTGACCGTTGGCAAGGAAAATTTATACTCGGTTGCTTGAAGATCCTGGTTTACACGGTATCGGATTTCAGCCCCGGGGCTGACTCCTGCATCAACATGCTTTTCGAGAATATGCGGTTGGATTCGGATACGGATTTCAAAATCCTGGGGACAAGGCATCCGGGCGGGAAATTCAAACACGAGGTCATCATTGCCCCGTTACCCAAAGGTTATCCTGGTCACCTCAAGTCAAGCGAGCTGGTGCCGGCGGGATACGACTACTACGTTTACCTGGACTCCGATGTTCTTTGTTTCGGCAACCCGGGGGACCTGATTGATCCGGCCAAGGACTTTTCAATCGTCCATGATGAGCGACCAATGCTTGACCGCTGGTTCGCCTATGAGAAAGCCCCGCGTGAGGACAAGGTCAAAATGCAGTCCCTTATGGGCATCAATGCCGGAACCTTCTGTTTCAGGGACCTTGGGTTCCTGGAAACCATAAGAAACCTGTTATACCCCCTTGGGGCTAATGTTTCGTCGCTTCAAGGGTGGATGATGTTGGAGCAGTCGTCATTCAACTATGCCCTGGCCAAGGCCGTCGACTTTGACCTGGCTAGGTGTCACGACCTAACCCCCGTCACCCAGCTTCAAGCCCAAGTGCGTCCGTATGTACAAAGTAAATACCTTTACCACTTTACCGGGGCCCCCAATACCATGGCTGGGAAGGCTTATGTCATGGGCGAATTCCTCAAAAGGACTCCAGGGTGGGGGTATACCCCCACCCCACAAGTGGCTACCCCCACCCCCTAAGTCAAGGGGTCCTACTTCTGTATCTCTTTTATTTTTAAATATATATAATATATAATAAAGAAGGGGGGTGGGAGGGGTGGGGGTGGGTGGGGGTAGTTTGACTTCCTCCGCCACAAACGAATGTAAAAATACGCAAAAACGCAACGGCCGCACGGCAACGAAGTTTAAAAACTACCCCCCACCCCCCACCCCCCAACCCTCGAATCTTTAACCCTCGAATCTATAACTACTTATAAAAGTACAGGTGGGTGGGGGTATCAACGACTGGTAATCTCGACAGTTTCGCGTTTAAAGTGGCCGTTACGGATAAGGTAGGCCGTCACCTTGGTTCCAGGGGAAAGACGTCGTACAGCCCTTATTAGGTCCCTTTGCGTGGCTATCTGGGTGTCTTCCAGGCTGACAATGATGTCCCCGACCATAAGGCCACAGCTTGTGACCACCTTGGTCACTTCCAATGCTTCGTCGGTAAGGGCCATCCCATGGCTCATCTTGACGGTCTTGCCAACCACCCCAAGGTAGCCCTTCTGGGCTACGGATCTGGAATCAATGAATTCTCGAATGTCGGCTGCTGGAATCGTATACGTAAACTCAGGAGCGTTATCCTTGACTGGTAGCTGGCCTACAGGAGCCGTATCCATGTTTCCAAGGACCAGCGCGATGACTTCACCCTTGCCATTGACCAGCGGGCCTCCGGAGTTGCCCTTGCGGGTCAAGGCATCGGTAAGGAGGTATCGCTCGCCCCGCTTGGTTCCGCTGGCCGACACGATGCCCTTGGAGATCGTCCTGGTAAATCCCAAGGGATTGCCGATGGCGTATACTTCGGTGCCCGGCTGGACTGGAAACTCAAGGTTTAGGACCGCGGGGGTAAGTTTGATTTCCGCGTCCAGTTCGTTTTTGACCTTGAGTAAAGCAATGTCGGCGACCTTGTCGGCAAACAAAACCTCGGCTTCATAAACCACCGTGTCGTCGCCGTCCCCGGTGTGGATGTTGATCTGGTCGGCTCCCTCGATGACGTGGGCCGCGGTGATGACACCTTCCTCGATGACCACGCCCGTTCCGCGCAGGCTTTGTTGTTTGTCGACGAAGTAGGCGTTGATCCGGACGACCGACTGTAGAATCTGGTTACCGGCTAAAAGAGGCGATACCAGACCTTGCGTAACCAGCAGTACGCCGAGAAAAAGGCCGCGGTAAGGAAGACGCAGATGGCGGCGCCCAAAAGCGCGGCTAGCGAGAAGACCAGGCATTCAGCGAGCCCCGTGGGCATCAACAAACTCCTTCAACGCCTTTGTGAAGGCGTATGCGATCAAAGCCTCCCGGTCGTGCTGGATTTCCATCCAGCCGGCCTGGGCCAGCTTGTGAGCAACGTCGTCGTCCATCTCGACTCGTAGTTCGACATGGGGGACGTTCTTTTCGGACAGAATGCGTATCTGCCCAAGGGTTTGTTCCTTGTTTACGTTTCTTTTCCCCATTTTCCGATGGGGCATTGTTCGTGTGGTAGCCATTGTTTTCCTTTGCCGCACCCACATTTAAGGCACTTGCCGTAACCGAGTCTAGCATTTTCTTCCCAAAATTCACAACCCCGGCAAATCTCCATCCGCCTGAGATAAGTCTCGCCCGATACCTTCGGGAACCCGGAGCGGGCCCACTGATGCATGGAGTAGGAGAATTTTCGGATCATGGCTTGAAGATTGGTTTTCCCAGGTCCTTGTTGACCATGTTGTGGGCGTCGATCGCCCACTTTTCATAGGCTTGCCGGGAGGATAAATCAGGCGGTAATTTTTTGACCACTTCACGCCAATGAGAGGAACATTTACCACACGGGATCCAACGGTGGAAAATCTTAAGCCAACGAAGTTCTGTTTTTGCATCCTTGATTTTGTTATGCGTTCTGTCATGCAATATTTTCCACAGTCTTGGACCCCATTGTGCCGGGTCTTTTCTAAATTTTGCCACTGGATTTGGATCCGAGTATTTTTCAACAAGTTTTCTGGCCACGTCCTCCCCCATCACAATGTATTTTCCCTGTATTCTTCCGCTGGACATAACCTCTTCAACGTATCCTTCCGGGCGGAAAAACGAGTTTTCCTTTACGGCCCGTATTAAAAAACGCACCTCGTTCACGGAGCTTCTATCAGGCAACAAGTAAAAGCACAGCTAACGCCGCCTCCCCATGATCCGGCTTCACATTTCATTGTGGTTCCTTCGCCCACGTAAGCGGTGAAGGAAAAATTATGGGCCCCGTAGCACGGGCCGGTTCCAGGCTGGTTTGCCGGGGAGAAAAAACTTCCTCCCTGCCAGGTGATGGTGGCCTGGTCATCCACCGCGCCATTACATTCATAAAGCCCTGTTTTCGGGGCTTCTTCGGATACAGCAGTCAAAAAATCAACACATGGTCCACCTTGATCGTCTCCGGGACCGCTTCCAAAAATATCTCCGGAGAAACAATTGCAATCTTCACAGGCTGCGGTGACTGCATCACAATCACATTCACAATCTGATTTGATAAAAGCCATCATGGATTTACTTCCTCAATAGGAATTTTCCAAGTCACTTTACCATGCAGGGTCACCCGTTCAATACTCTTGGTCGTCATTATTTTCGCCAGCCGCTGCCCCATCTTTTCAGGCGTGGCCGCGTAGTGGCGCGTCAGTTTCTCAAGACCAGGATCGTTGAGCATCTGGGTCAGAAGCTGGGTGGCCGAACCCTTCCAGACAATTTCCTTGGGATTGGACATCTTGAAGCTGATGAGGAACTCATCGAGCAGTTCGGAAAATGCATGGTTGGGGTGCGTTGTCCTGGTGTCCTCCAGGATATCGGGGTGGTGGTAGCACCTGACTTCAAACCGGCTGGAGCTTTTGAGCTCGTCGGAAATCTCCATGTCGACAAGCCATCTGGCAAAAGCCGGAAGCTCGCCGTCCAGGATGCGCTGAAGCTCCTTGGCTGCGGGGAACTTCATCCCGCGGGCCGATGCCTTGAAAAGCATCAGCTTGTCCAGAATGCTCGCGTCGGTGTAGGGAACCGCCCGCATCGAATCCGGGTCATCGTTGAGTGTGACAAACACCCGGCCGCTCCACTCGATGGTGGACGGATTTTTCCACATGGCCCGGTAGCGGTGCCGCCGGTTGGCGACAAACTTCTTGACCGTGTTGGAGAAAAGCAGGTGCTTCTCGTGGCTGGTGGACGCAATCGTGTCGTCGACGTTAAGCACACCGACCTCGAACATCTCGGAGTTAAACTCACTTTCACCGGAGATGTGTCCAGAGGCATCGCAACCTCCGCCTAGCAGGCGGGAGACAACCTGGGTGCCGAGCAAAGTCTTGCCCACGCCCACCGGACCGGCGATGAAGATCGCCTGGCCCTGCGATTGCTTGCCTGCCCTGGCCGATGTGTAGAAGTGGTGAAGCCACGCCAGGAAATACTGGAGCGAGTCGGAAGGGTCAAAGAATCCCTCCAAAAACTGCGCCATCCACGGGAAGCCGTCGCCCCACTTGGAGCATGGTTCCGAGCGTGGCTCTAGCACCCTGACCCGCGAGACGTTAAGGATGTTCTTTCCACCAAGGTGGACGATCTCTTCCTTGTTGAAAAGAATCGGCCCGGCCTCGTCGACCCGGCGTGTTTCGCGGATGCGGAACATTGTCTGGTCGACCTCGCACTGGCCACCACGTTGCATCGGGGCAAGTGAAAGCCCATAGATGCTGGCGATGTCTTTCTTGGCAGTGTCAGATTCCGCATCCCGCCACACGCCTGTGCCATCACGACGCCAGTATTTCTTTCCGTCGTAGTAATAGTTGGACAGCGGTGCGCCCAACCGGTCCTCCTCAAATTCCTTTACCCAACCGGCTCCCAGAATCTCCGACCAAGTGTAAAAACTTTTTTCCTGCGAAAAACTTACAATACCGGTGGGCGTAACCACGCAGGAGGTTGGGTTGTCTGATGTGGGAGACCAAAACGCATTGGTTCTGGAGTTGATTTCAAGGCGACCGAGGAGACGGCCGGGAAACAATTCCTCGACCCTGGCCCTGACCCGATCCATCGGAATTTCCACCGGACCCTCGCCACGATACTTGGAGGCCGAGTCAATCGTTGTGGCAAGCCAGCTGAAGATCGTTTCCGACCGGATGGGCTTGTCACTGACTTTTGTGACCGGCTCGTACCAGGCATAATACTGCTCCGGACGCAAATAGTTTTCGTCCAGGCCGGGGAAGATTTTCTTGATGCCGAGTTCCTTGGCCATGCGCTTGATAAACGGCTCAAGTAGTCCGACCGGAATCTGGGCGGGCTCCTCGAACATCCAGATCACCCTTGCTCCTCCGCTGGGTGTGCGGTGAGCGTAGTTGGGCTTGTATCCTTTTACCTTGTTGGCCAAGCTCTCGATAAATTCGCTGTCGGTGATCTCCGCATCATAGTCGACCACAAACGCATGCATCTTGGCCGGCGGATTGTCCTTGGTTACCCGCATAGATGGCGCACGGCCCTCAAATCCGCTGACGAACATCCCGTCAGTCTGCGAGCTTGTTGACCACTTCTTGGCATCCTCAGGCTTGAGGCTTGGTGGTTGGTTGACCTTGCCGCTCCAGGGTGTGCAGGGACTGGCAACCGACGACGATAAATTTGGGATACGGTAGAGCGTCATTTCTTGTACCTCTCCGCGTCGACCGCTTCAGCCCCGATTGGACAGCCTTGCAACCATTCGGGGGATTCACTCATGAGCCTTTCAATTTCACCAGCCGGAACGTTCTTGTCAACTTCACAAACCGCCTCGTCGTGAATATGCATGACGACCGGAATCCCGGCTTTTTCAAGACGCAATATCGACGCGCCCATAACGTCCCGCGCTACAGCCTGCACCAGGTTTTCGCAGAGTTTCCCGCCATAGAACGGTATCTGCGGACCTCCTCGCTCGACGCACGCCGTCCAGGACGGCTTACGCATTTTGCCATCCTTGTCGTATTTCTGCTTCTCCGGCCACTGCGACATGATGTTGCGGTAGGTGAGGACACGACTACTGGGAAGACCAACCTCAAGCTGTTTGTCAGCCTTGGCGTTGTGAAAGTCGTTTTCCAGTTGCCTCCATAGCTGGAGAATCCCCGGATTGCGTCCGCGAAAATCGTTGACGATCTCCTGGGCTTTTACGTCGGTCATATCAATTCCGTATTGCATCTTGGCGATCAGGGCAAACTTCTTGGCTCCCGCACCGTAACCAAGACCGAGCACCATGGCTTTGACCAGTTGGTACAGCGGAGCGTCTGTTTTCTTTAATGTCCCTTTAGGGCCATTCCATAAATTCATGTTTTTTGCCGCCGCTTCGTAGATGCCATACCCGTTCCTGATCGCCTCAAGGAGTCCTTCGTTGTCACACAGCCATGCAAGGACTCGTGGCTCAATCTGGGCAAGGTCGCAGATAATAAACTTCTTACCTGGCCGGGGTACGATGCAACCCCGTAAATCAACGCCGAACATTTCGTTTCGGGGAAGGTTCTGTACATTGAACTTGGAGTCACCCGACCACCGTCCGGTGTGGGCGCCCATATATTTAAGCCCGTAACCCATTGAACCGTCAGGTCTTACGCGGGAGCGCATGACCTTCATTTTGGCAAGCAAAGAATTGGCCTTGCGCCAGTCCCGCATGATCGCAACAAACGGAACCTTGTCCCCGTACTGGGCCTCCCACAACGCGCACTCCTCCGAATTCTCCGCCATCGAGGTCGGCCACGGGATTCCAGCCTTCGCGCATTCACGGCGAAACGCCTTGGTCGAAAGCACAACGCCGTCGGTTTCGTCGATCCAGGGTAACGCGTTTTCGCATTCCCAGGTTTTGCGTTCCAGGGCTTTGATGCCTTTTTCCACCGCGTCTGTGTCCACATGCACTCCGCGCCAGCCCATGCTGATCGTGTGCCTGGAGAGCTCCTGCTCCATCGGCAAAAGATGCAAACCAAACTGCTCGTCGATCTTGTAGCAAGCCTCGGCGTCGTTCTTTGCGTACTCCAAAACCTCCCTGCCAAACTCGGTGTTCTCAACATCGATCCACCGCTTGGAGTGCATCTTGTCCCGCGGGTCCTTGTCGATCTGCCTGTTTAGAAGTTCACGGGAGGCCCCTGCAAGATTGCGGGGCGCTCCCACGGCGACCGAAAGATTGGCGGTGCAGTCCCAAGCAACAGGCTTGGCTAAGAACTCACCTGCCTCGCGCAATCTCTCGATCACCGCGCCGTCAAAACTGTAGTTGTGGGCAATCCACCGGTGCCCGTTAATCTTGTCCCACGGAGCCTTTTTGGGGTCGCCGACGTAACTTACATCCGGCCCGTGGATTGCCACCATGTAAATGTCCGCCTTGTCGTGGCGCAGATAATGCCACTGGCCGAGCGTCGTGATGGAGATTTCCTTGTCGTAGTAAGTTTCAAAATCAATCGCGTAGGTATTCATTATTGTTTCTTTTTAATTCTGTAAGGGTTGGTTATGAATGTTTCTTCGAATACAGCCAGTCTTCCAAGCATGTCGGAAACCTGTGCGGTGATCTTGTCGAACGTCTGGCTATCCTTGGCTTTTTTCCGCTTGTTAAGCAGGATTTCCAGGGCGCATAAGATCATATCGCTGATTTCCTTGGGCGTGGCACCTGCGCTGAGTAACAGCGCATATTCGGCCTCAAGAGCTTCCCTGTCTTTCCCGCTAAACGGGAAAGGGATCACGGTGAACTCCTCGGCCAGTGCGTGACTGGCTGGGGAGTTGGTCATTTTTTATCGCCGGTTTTAGCGTCTACAATCTCAGGGCCGCTTTCAGGCTCAATCATCCCGTTTGCCACCATATAATCCTCGCTGAGCTTATTTCCCTGTTTGTCGACAAGATCGCTTTCCTCCGGTTTTTTGAAACCTTCCTGGCCGAGAATCTGAGCGAGAAGACTGTGAACCAGCGGCATCAGCCCCAGAAAAACATCCTTTTCAACCAATGTGGGATCAGTGTCTCGCGGGGAAACACTGATGCTTAATTTTTCAGTATCTTTGTTATGTTCTATTTTAATTACGATTTCTACCATTTTATTCTTCTTTCTTTTGTGGTGTTAATTCGAGGACGGCTGCGCGGACCTTTTTGCGAAATGTGGAGCATTCGCGCTCAAGGTCTGCCATATCTGAAAGAAGCTCTGCCACAAGTTCTCTCAGACTTTCGTTCTCGTTTTCAAGACGACCGTTCTCCTCCACAAGGCGAGCGGCAGTCACGTGGTTGGCTTCTGCTAGGTCAACGACCCGGCAGTAAAATTGTTGGAGGCGGTGAAGATTTCTTTGACTGGTGTGATCGACTTTGTCGTAATCTTCTTTCCCTACGATGCTTTCTAGCGTCATATGTTTGCCTCCTGGCTTAAAACAATCGTGGGTTCCTTCGGGTCTGTCAAACATATAAATCCTTCCTGTAGCAAATAATCCAAAGCCGCAACCACCTCGATCGCCAGCCTATCTTTTGCGTTTTTTGGCTTTTGCATTTTTCTTGACAATCTTGATTTTTGCTTGGGTGCTCTTGGTTTCCGTTGTAGTAGGAAATTTAAATCCACGCCGGTTCCACAGCCATTCAATGATCATTCGTATGCTCCTTTTGCGTTTTTAGTTTGTGGTCGAGTTTTTCTTTCTCAATAACCTGCATAAATCTATGGGCGTGCGTGTTGTCGTCAAAGAAAAAGATTGAGGTTGTTCGCTCCGTATCCGGGTCGGTGGCAAAAATCACCGCGCCAAACCAACGTCTGCTGATCCAAACAAACAACCATAATAAAATGGAGTCGATCATTCGGTTTTACCACGCTTGGTTTTATAAAGAAGAAAAGCCGCACGGACCAGAGCTCGTTCAAGATGGGCGATATGGTCCTCCCCGTTTGTATCCGGGGAAGGTCGATTGCCGTCAATCTGCATCATGGCCTGGGTTATGTGGGAAATTGCCCTGTCCGAGTTGTACCTGCGGCTGTCGGTATGAAACCACTGACCGAACACGCTTTTGTCGGAGCCCTTAGACATGATTTTGCGGATAACGTCGGACGTTTCCGTGACGATGTCTTCGATCGCCGGGGCTATTTTGTCTTGATCCATATACCCTTTACTTCCGTTTTTACGTTGAAGTTTAAGTACCTGAGCATGTCCGTAAATTGGCGGAGAACGTCCGGTGTTTCACGCGGCAAGGAACACTTGACCTGTCGACGCTTCTCGCGCCGCACCATGCCGGAACGTCTCCCCTTCTTCATTAACTTAGATCAAGCTGGAAGCCCAAGCCTGGAACTCATCGTTGTTGGTTCCAGCCAACTTGAAAGTCGGCGTAAACCAGCTGCCCATCGAGTTGGTGTTGAGCTTGCTGCTAACGTGATAACGACCCTTGGTCAACCCGCCGCGAAGGACAGTCTGGCTGTCAGTGAGCAGCTGGCGACCAGCACCACGGTACGCGCTCTTGGTGAGGTTGTACTGAGCTAGGGCGTAGTTTTTCTTATCCGGACCTTCGAGCGAGAACACGGGGTTCTTGTCCTTGGGTTCGGCAACCAGGAGGGTCAACACAAGAAACGGAATATACCGGTCCGTGTCGTCATTCTCGGTGATGTCCAAGGTTCCTCCGGCGGCTTCCACCTCGGCTTGCGAGGCGAAAATCTTCGGGATCACGTCGGTTCCGTACGGGATTTCCTGGATGTACTTCTTCTGGATATGGGTGATGATCGTTTCCATCGGCGCGTCCTTCGAGCCGACCACGATCTCCTTGTTGAAGACGAAGGCACCAGGTTGGAAGTTATTGCTCAGGTTGCCCGTCTTGCCAACGAGGTTGATCCGCGGGATCAGGAAGTCGGAGGCTTTGAATTCGCCATCGACCGCCGAATTGCGGTTGGAGATCGTGGGAGCTTTGCTCTCAACGGTCGCCAATGCCTGGTTTTCCTTCTGCTCGGTTGCTTCTTTGTCTTTTTTGCTGAATGAGGTTTTCACTGTATTTGTTTGATCTCTTTATTTTTTCTTAGTTGATAAGACGGCTCACCGCGCGTCATTGCTTCGGCAGCGATAAGGTCGTCCTCCAGTTGTTCTTTCGCCACGGTCTTCTGACCGCGAGGCGCCTTGGCCGCAACTAGATCGGCCAAATCCGTAAATTTAACTTCGCAAGCAGAACTGAACTCCTCGGCGGTCAATTTATCTTTGACAAGTTCCCAGGCTTTCTGGGGATCTTTGATTTCCCTGCGCCCCTGAATCTCCTTGAGCCCATAACCCGGAATCTCACCGCCTTCCTTAGCAAATTCCAGATTATGCTTCCGTACGCTGGAACACCAAGCCTCCATGACCATGGCAATCCGCTGGGCTTGGGCACGGCGTTCCGGTGTGCCCAGCTGGCTAGGATGAAATAGTTCCGGCAACTGCGCGTCGTGTGCCATGTCATAAGCTTTAACGATCTGCATGGTGGCTCCGTGGACTGCTGGGCAGTCGGCCAGCTTGGCGCAGAATACACATTGATCTCCGGGGGTATAATCGGCTTCTGTATGATTTTTGCATTTGTCTATGATTCCTTTTATTCGTTTTTCCATCCGCCCATAATCGGACTCCCGATTGAATGTGTGGGTGAAAATGAGGTCGAGCCTGGGTTGCAGGACGTGGACGGTGACATCGGTGATGTAATCGTATTTGTCAAAAACTCCGAGCGTATAAGCCCACATTTGAGCGTTGTGCTCTGCGTCATCGACAGGATTGAATCCGAATTTGTAGTCGATGAGATGGGCTTTATTCCCGCGAATAAGGAGCCGGTCAACGAATCCCCATTGGTCGAAAACTTCAAGTTTAATTTCCTTTAGGTCAAGCATCGGTCATCAACTCCGCCCGGACACGCTCAACGTAATCCAGGCACTTCATGACGAGTTTTGTTTCTTCAGCGTTAAGATTGTCGAAGTCCCCAATCTCACAAGCCTGATGCATAGCCGTTCCCCGCTGGGTAACGATGTGAACTTCCCCGTCCCTTTTCGGTTCGTACCCCGGGCATAACTCCCTGCTTTTGAGAGTGCTCGGGCTATATCTTGCGTGTCCTGAGTCCATTAGCGTGGGGCGTATTGTGGGTTCAAAAACGTAAACGTCAAGTCAATTATGAGTGAGCAGATCCCCGTCGTTGAGGAGCTCGATGTTTTTAAGTTTTCTGCGGACCGCGTGACTGACCTCTTCCTCGACCGAATTGGCGGCAAAAAGAATATATTGCAGGGCCGGAGATTTTGCCCCGGATCTGTGGATCCGACCAAGAGCTTGCTTAAGGTCGATCGCCGAATATGTCGGGCTGATTAACGACACTCTCGGTCTTCCGTGTAGATCATGGAGGCTCACCCCGACGCCGCCGGCGGCAATCTGGCAAACCAGAAAATGATGGGCGTTGGCCTGAAAAGCGTTGATCGTATCTTCCCGGTCGCTGGCTGATTGATCCCCTGCGATGTAAAGCGGGTTATGCTTCTCCATCTTTTCCATGAGGGCATCCAGAGTTTGTCTAAAATTAACGAAGCAAACCACGCTTTTCCCGTCCGATAAAAACTCCTCGGCCATTTCAACCATGACCGGCACACGGAGAAGCTCAATTTCCTGGCGCATACGAAGGCGCTTGGTAAGCGGGCTTTCAGGATCGCGGTCGGACAAAGCCTTGGTTTTTAACTCGGCTATTTCCTTTTCCACCTGTTCGTACAGTTCCCCAATCCTTGGGGAAATGTCGAAAGTTTGGGCATTGACCTGGTTTGAAGGGAAAGCATCGCCGAGCTCGCTTATCTTTACCCGAACGCCTTTTTGAGGGAAGATTTTGGAATGGATGTCCACGAGCACTTTCTTGCCCCCTCGGAATTGCATCCCGCCCCAGGGTGCTTTGACAACACCGTTTTTGTGGAGCCAGCTAAAGAAGTTGACCCCGTTGTGGAGCCCTAAAAGTCTTCCGGTAAAACGCATGTCCAACGGGCTTCCCGCCGCGGTGGCCGACAGCATCAGGATCTTTGAAGGTCTGGCGGCTTCCAGCATGGCTCCGTTTTGTGACTTGTAGCTTTTACAACGGTGGACTTCGTCAAATATAAACAGAAAATCCTGTGAAGCGTTGGCCCATTCCCATTGCTTGTTGCCCAGCTTTTTGAGGAATTGAGTATTGCCAGTTCTTAGCTTTTCGTAGTTCAGTACAAATTCGGGTTGTAGCCCAAATGTGCTACACCATTCTTTCCAAGCTGGCAGGACGATCTTTGGAGCTACGATCGCAAAAGGGAGCCCGAGGTCTTTTGCCACGGAACACGCCGTGACCGTTTTACCCGTCCCTGTATCAGAACAATCGAGAGCGATCGAGTGGTTCTGAAGCGCCTGAAGTAAAGTGCTCTTCGCCTTCTCCTGCCACGGGTGAAGAACTACAGGCATCGGAATGTTTCTCCCGCACTAGCGAGAGCCAATCCTCCGCAAGCATCGTAACAAGCCACGGACGTTTGTTTTTTCTATGGGCCACGACAGGAACTTTCTTTCCGCAATCTCGCTGGGCCTGTTCCATAGCTTTATCAATGTTGAGGGCCTCAACCCTTTTGACCTCAAAGTGAAAAGGGAGGTTCGAGACAACGTCGGGACTGTCCTCGCTGCCTGAAAATTGCCGGCCGCGCCTCGCTTCGAAACCTTTTTCCCGGAGGACATCACGCCACTCCCTTTCCCCAACCTTGCCTTTTTGACAACTGTTCACGGTTCATATGTGTTCCCAAGCGTCCGGCCAGACTGAACTTAAATTGACAACTGTCAAGCCATTATGCAGATTAGCCCCTTGCCTATCGAAAAATATGGAAAGTCCTGGCCCGATGGAGCCAACGACCTCGACATAGAATTACTTGCCTTTAAAGCCGGTTTGCGACCTGAAGACGGCGGTTTAGGCAAGGCACAACATTTTAAGAATGCCGTTAATCTGCTTTGGCCTTACCATAAAACAAAACACAAGAACGGTTTTTACTGGCATCCGTGGGCAGACTGGATGATCGAGCGGGCTTGCGAGCAAAATTACCTGGCTATTTCCGGCCCAAAGTCATCAGCCAAAACCTCGACCATGGCTATGTGGGGCTTGGTCAACTGGCTCTGCGCCCCGCATGAAACCCTGGTTTTGGTGACCACGACCTCAGTTCGAGAAGCAAGGAAGCGTTTATGGGGATCCATTCGTGAACGATACATGCAGGTTCCTGGCCTGCCGGGAAAGCTGATCGACTCAATGGGCAAGATTGTTTTAAACCCGGAAGAGGCCGGCGAGGCAAGCGACCGTTCCTCGATTACTCTGGTTCCTTCCAGTCCGGATAAGGAAAAGGAAGCAACCGCAAAGTTGATCGGTCTTAAAAACAAACGGGTGTTTCTGATTATCGACGAGGCCACTGACGTGACAAACTCCGTTTTTGAAGCGATTAACAATCTTAACGCCAACCCGCATTTTCAATGCGTAGCCCTCGGCAACTTCAATTCCCAATACGATCCGTTTGGGGTTTTCTCCACGCCCAAGGACGGGTGGAACTCCGTCACGGTCGACTCCGAGGAGTGGGACACCAAGCTTGGCAAGTGCATCCATCTGGACGGATTAAAAACTCCAAATATCGAGCACAACGACAAATGGCCATTTTTGTTGACTTCCAAGCAGGTCAAATACGCAATTGACAATGAGGGAGAAAACTCCCTGTCGTTTTGGCGGTTCATCCGGTCATTCCCTGCACCGGTGGGTGCGGAGGAAGGTATTTATTCGGAAGCAGACTTTCGAAAGTATGACGTGGCTAAGGAGCCCAGATGGTCTGGGCAACCCATGTTCCTTGCCGGATTTGACCCCGCCTTCACCAACGGAGGCGACAGGTCGGTATTGGCCATCCTTAAATATGGTCAGAGTGAGGAAGCAGGGCCCGCTGTTTGCCTGCACAAGTTCCATTATTTGCGTGAGGACGTGACCAAGCCGGAGCCCAGGAACTTCCAAATCGCCAGGGAAGTTATGCGGATTTGTCAAGAAAACGGGATACCACCCGAAAGGTTGTCGATCGACGCCACCGGCGCAGGCGATCCGTTTTGCGACATTTTGGCGGAGCTTTGGTCGCAACGAATCCTCCGTATCAAGTTTGGTGAAAAAGCCTCCAGTTTGCCGGTCAGCATAACAAACCCGATCAAGGGAACCGAGAAGTATACCAACCGTGTCACGGAACTTTGGTTTTCTGGGGTGGAGTATATGCGCTCCAACCAGCTAAAAGGCATCCTGCCGGACCTGGCCAAGGAAATGACCGGACGAAAATATACAACGACGGCTGGCGGCAAGGTCACCGTTGAGCCCAAGCGGGATTACAAACTACGGTTGGGTAGATCGCCCGACTTGGCGGACGCTTTCTTTTTGGGTCTGGATCTTGCTCGTCAACGACTGGGTATCCAGGCCGGGTCGTTGGTTGGGGGTAAAATGCGGTCGTCCTGGCTCGATCAAGCTCGCAAGCTGGACTCCGTTCATGCCCCCAACGCCTTCCTGTCCCATTAAATCTTGATTGACAGGCCAGAGTGACTTATCCATACTAGGTGGACTTGTGGACGAAAAACTCTACCTAAACCCCGCCACTGGAGATGCTGACGGGCTTTTGACTTTGGACAAAAGCGGAAAGGCTCCAAAAACCCGGATTACCAACCACGCCGGACTTTACGGACTTTACCAAAATCTTTACCTGGCCGACGAACAGTCGTCCAAAGACCGTACCCGCATAATGGATATGTTCGACGGTGCGGCTCCGTATGATCCAGTTGTTCTTCGCCGCATGGGTCAGGGTTACCGCGCCAATTTAAACTTTGGGGAAGCGGGAGCCGACCTTGAAAAAGCTCTTTCCGCATACAACGACCTTGTCACTTCCGTTGACCGCCTTGTAAATGTTAAAACCAAATTTGGTGATGAAAGCCAGCGCGAAGAATATGGTGCGATCATCTCCGAAGAGTTTCATCGTTTGCTAACCAAAGACTGGCCCAGCTTTTATTTCCGTCAGCAACTCCTTTCTTACTACTTCATTGCCCAGGGCCTTGGCGTTGCTTTTTTTGAGGACGAGCGTAACTGGCAGTGGAATATTTGTCCTATTGGGGATTTTCTTATTCCCCGCGGAACGCCCGCCACGGAGGACAAAGTTGAAATTGCCTGCGTCCGCAGAATTTACCTAACACACGAACTTTACCGTTACATTGAAAATGAGAAAGCAGCCAAAGAAGCCGGTTGGAATGTGGACGCCGTCAAACAGGCTATTCGTGATGCAACTACGACTATGCCAGCGGACACGTTTAATTGGGAAGAGTTGCAGAGGGAAATCAAAAGCAACGATCTTTATTTTGCTCACGTCCGCAGCCGTGAGGTGCATGTAATTCATTATTACGTGCGGGAGTTTGACGGTTCTTATTCCCACGCCATCGGGCGTCGTGACGGTGTTGGCGATTTTCTTTTTAAGAAAATCAAGAGGTTTAAGAGTGCTTCTGAGGCGTTTCACATTTTTACCTACGGTATAGGCAACGGCCTGTATCACTCGATCCGCGGGCTCGGGTACAAGATTTTCCCGCATATTCAGATGACCAATCGTTTGCGTTGTGCAATGGCAGACGGAGCAATGCTTCAGACTTCCGTTTTGTTGCAGCCTCAATCCGCAGAGGATATCTCCAGGATGACCATGGCTTATTCCGGGCCTCTGTCGTTTTTGCCACCAGGTTTGCAGGTAGTTCAGACTCAGTACCCAAATTTAGCTTTGAATGTGATGCCGATCGTCAACGAAATGGCGATGGTTCGCCAAAGCAATACCGGGTCTTACCGTACGCAAATGAATGCCCCGACGGGCAATCCTAGGACAGCCACCGAGATCGAGGCGCAGATTGCTAATGAAGGTGTTTTAAGCGCTAACTCTCTCAATCTCTTTTATGTTCCATGGGGCCGTTTGCTCCGTGAGCAGTTCCGCCGCTTACAACGAGACAGTTGGGTTGCGGGAGAACAAGGGTCAGAGGAAGCCAAAAAATTCCGCAAACGGCTTGAGGAGCGCGGAGTTCCGTGGCAGGCGGTGAAGGAAGTTTACGATGTTGATCCCGTCAGGGCTATCGGTCTTGGATCTCCCGCCGCACGTCTAACAGCCTTCAATGAGTTTATGCAATTGTTGCCCAGGTTTGATGAGCTTGGCCAGGTTAACGCCATTCGTGATCGCGTGGCCGCTCGTGTAGGCTACGACCAGGTAGATCGATATATCCCCAATCCGAACGTCAAGAATCGCGTTCCCACGGACGCCAAGATTGCCGAGCTTGAAAACGGAGCCATGCAAGCTGGCCGGGCTGTTTCGGTCATGCCAAATGAAAATCATTCGATCCATCTTCAGGTTCATCTTGGCGAGTCCACCCCAATGATCCAGGCTGTTCAGAATGGTGAAGTTCAGGACAAGCAGCAAACAATGATGTTCCTGACCATGATGTATGAACATTGTAACGAGCACTTGGTGAGGATTGCTCAGGACAAAACCAAGCAGCAGGAGATCGGACAATTTAACCAGACAATGAACCTACTCCGAGAAGCCGTTGTTAACCTGCAACGTGACGTTCAGGAAGATATTCGCGCCGCTGCTGAAGCCCAACAGCAAGCTGCTCTGGCTTCCGGCCAAGTTCCTACTTTGACCCCGCAAATGCAGATGAAGATGCAGGAGCATCAGTTGGATATGCGGCTGAAAGAAGAAAAAGCCGCACTTGATGCCAGATTCAAAGAACTTGAAATGAAGCAAAAATTAGCTTTACAGGATGCGGAAACGGCAGCTAATCTTCGTTCCGCGTTTGAGAAATCTGGCGCAACACCTGCATGACATTAAAAGATTGGAACAACAGACAAGACCTTAAAAAAGCCTGGAAGGTTTTTTATAATTCCGAAGCCGGGCAGGCCGTAAAGGATTTGTTGGTAACCATTGGGGTTCCTTCCGCTGTAATGCCTCCGCAGGGAGTAGATTTTGTTGATTGGAACGCGAGTTTAAACGCCCGTCGCGAAGGTTATTATGATGCCATTCGTTTACTTGGCGCACTTTCAGAAGATCAAACCGCACCGGAACAGTTTCCGGATCCGTGGGAAACAAAAGAGGAACCAAACAACCAATAAGGAATAAAAACCATGAGTGAAGCAGCTACCGCAACCCCCACCGCAGAATTAGGTCTTGCCGATGCCTTAGACGCGGGTCTTGATGCAATTGACCGTAGTCCGGCAGAAGTTCCCGTCCAGGCAACTCCCGAGCCGGTAAAAGCCCCGGAAGCAACCAAACCAGTAGCGGCTGAAAAAACTAATGCGGTTTCCAACAACAATCCGCTGGACGTTTTGACCAAACGACTTACTGGACAGGATGAAGTCAAAGCCGAATCGACTTCTTCCGAAGATTTAGACATCAAAACCCCCGAGAATCTCAAACCGGAAGCCCAAACTGCCTGGGCTAGGTTAACCAAGGATTTGCGGGAAGCCAGAGCCAAGCTCAAAGAATTAGAGACCAAAACCGCCGAATCCGTTCCCAATTCTGTTGAGCAAATCGATCTGAAAGCTCAATTGGAAGCACTTAAAACTGAGCGCGACAACTACGAGCAGGAGTTGCGTTTTTCCCGTCTGGAAGCTACTAAAGAGTATAAAATGGCTGTAACCGAGCCATTGCAGACCATCCAGAATGAGGTCGCCTCGATTGCGAAGACTTATGAAATGGACCCAACAAAGATTTACGCCGCCATGGTTGAGCCAGATGCCATGAAGCGACGAGCCCTCCTGAAGGAAGCCACGGCCAGCTTTGATCCTGTTGATGCCCTGGCTGTCCGCCAAAAAGGAGAGGATTTGCAGAAAATCTTTGAGCGTCGGGAATTGCTGACCAAGGATGTACAGACTGTTCTTCAGATGATTGAGACAGAGGAAAAACAGGAGATGGAGCAGTTTCAGAAGCAAGCCGAACAGGAGTTGGCCGAGGCTTATAAATCCGAATGGGAAAACATGCAGAAGGAAAACCCCCTTCTACGTCCCATCGAGGACAATGAAGCTTGGAACAATACCTTAAAGGGCATTGAGCAACAGGCTCTTAGCATTGAGAATACCGAGCTTGATCCTCGTTCCAAAGCCAGGCTAACATTTAATGCCGCCGCTCTTCCTGTGGTAATGCAGGTATTTCAAGATTATGTTTCCAAGACCCAGTCCAGAATCAGCGAGCTTGAAAAGACAGCCAAGGAACTTCGGTCTACGCTACCTTCCGCCGGGGCGGACAGCAGCGGGGCTCCCGAGATTGCTTCTGATCTTGGCTTTTTGGAAGCCCTTGAACGCGGTATGGGCAAAAAATAATTGTTAAAAGGTATTGACACGTTCCACCCGGTTGATACTTTTAACTCGTTCGGTGTAGGTATAAAGACTGAGACCCTTGCTGAACACTGACCTATAAAGATTGAGATGGTCAAAAATTCGGGCATTAAAAGCTCTGGGATGCCGCCAGGGAATAGTTTTGAATGTGGTAAGGGCGAATAGCTCCGTGCGGAGTTAACGCTACTTCCGCAAATCATAACATCCCTTGCGAGAGCGGGGGATGGATGAAAGGATAAGTTAAACAAAATGGCTACTACGTACTCCATCGAGCAGTTGCTCGTGAAGGAAGCTGGCCGTATCGGACCGGAGATCTATCGCCGGACGATCGACACTTCCGCTTGGCTCAAACTGACCAAGCAAGAACAGTTCCCCGAGGAAATGGGCGATGTGATCAGCTCGATGACTTTCGAGCGGTTCTATCCGTCCCGCGTTCTCGCCGGTGCTGGCAATACTAACGGTTACGCCGAAAATGAAATCACTGCTGACGCTGGCTCGGGCTGGCGCAAGCTGGGTTCCAACCCGGTTGACCAAACCTACGAAGACTTTAACGCCTACACCCAGACGATCTCTGGCGGTTCCACCCCTCCGGTGGCCTCCACGTCGACTGCCGGTAACGTTCTGCCCGCCACCCTCAACGGGGTGACTTTCGGCCAGAAACTTCGTCAGTACAGCCTGGAATGGGCCTCCATCGAGTCCCCTGACGTTGCCCTCGAAGACTTGCGCTTCGCGGTCAAGCGTCGTGAGCAGCTGTCCAACATCATGGACGTGCTGACTGAGTCGACATCGCTCGTGTGGCAGGATCGTTATCGCAATCAGTACACCTCCTCCGTCGCCGCCGAGGGCAACCTGGTTTACCCCAGCACCTCCTCGATCGTGGCTTCCACGAGCGCGAGCTCTGGTGACGCGAAGGTGATCTATGACGCGGTTACCACCGGAGTCGGCACTGCCGCTTCCGGCGCAATCACCGCGGCTAACCTGCCCAACAGCCAGCTGACCCAGGGCATCCTCAAGCGGCTCTACATGAAGTTGATCCGTGATGGTGCCGGCACTAACGCCATGGGCCGTGAAAACGGCGCCCCGGTGTTCATGCTGATCTGCGGTGCTGAAACCAGCGAGTCCCTCATCCGGCTCAATGCGGACATCCGTCAGGATTTCCGTTATGCGAAGCCCAATGAGTTGCTCACTCCGCTCGGCATCGAGCGCAGCTACGGCGGGTTCTACCACGCCATCGATCCGTATCCTCCGCGGTTCCGCGTGTACGATACCACGAATGACAAGCTCATCCGTACGTATCCGTTCAAAAAGGAAACCACGACCAAGGGTACTGCGTACAACATCAACAGCGAGTACGAGACCGCAGCCTACGAACTGAGCTACATCTACCATCAGGATGTGTTCCGTTCCGTGGTTCCGGGTCCGGTCAACACCGCCAACAAAATGAGCTTCAACCCCCAGAATTACCGGGGTGAGTTCAAATGGGTCAACATCCTTGACCGTCAGACCAATCCGGATGGTAACGTGGGTTACTTCCGTGGCGTTCTGGCCAACGGTGCCCGTGCGATCTTCCCGCAGTATGGCTATGCCATCCTGCACAAGCGCGCGGCGATCAGCCTCGACTACGTTAGCTAATTGAAGAAAGGAGACCATTAACATGGCTTTCCCTCTTCAAGTTGCGACGCAGGATCACGTTCTCGCAGCCCAGGTTCGTAACGTCCTCGCCAATGGCGGGACGTGGACGGATGTGGTTGTCCTGACCGCTGCCACTGGCACGGCCAGCAACACCATCGCTGACGTGGGTGCAGCCTTCAACCAGACGACCTTGAACAACAACTTCAAGTCGCTCGCGGCGAAGGTCAACGAATTGATCGTGCTGGTCAATAACGTTAACGCTGCCTAATTGAATCGATCCCCCGGGGGCAATTCCCCCGGGGGATCATACTTACTGAGGTTTTATGGCTAATATTTCTTTCCCTGTTCCCGAAGGTTTTACGCCCCCGGAGGGTGTTGCCGAAGGTAAACCGTTTGATTTTATGGCTAGCGGCTATTTCAAAGGCCCCACCATGTATCTCACCGCCGTGGAAGGCGTTTCCGTTGGCTCCGCTCCAGAAATGGAAGAGCCCGAGGAAGCCGAAGAATCCGGCGAGGAAATGGGTATGGTTGAGGCAGTTGAAAAAGGGGTAGCTGGAAACGTCTAATTAGCCGTGGACCGTTTACTCCTGGCCGTGGTTCGTCAGGCCTGGAATGATCTCCAGGATGTCAGGGCCGGGAAGAAGCTGGGCAGGCCAAAAGCCTGCTTTGAGCGGGAATCGTTCGAACTTTGTTTCGAACTTTTCTTGCCTTTGCTGGGGGTAAAGGGTTATACTGCAAGTAAGATGAGAAAGCACCTTATCCCAATGCTGGAGGAAGTTTATGGATCAAAATAACATGATCTATGAGCTTCTGGACCGCACGGCCAGAATGGAGTCCAAACTGGACATTCTTGTCGATTCCATTTCCAGCCAGGAAGACCGAATTCAGAGGGTAGAAGGCCACATAAACCGGGGATATGGGATCGTGGCCGTGATTACCCTCGCCATTACGACCGTTGGCCAGACCATCTGGCATAAGCTTTTCGGACAAAGTTCTTGATTTTTGCCCTCGTTTCGGCATCCTAGGAAAGTCCTATGGGTTTTCGGAACACAAGCTTTACCAATTATTCCGGAACGATTGTTTCGGCCGGGGTTAGCCAGGAGATTATCGCGGCAAGCCCGGATCGTAATTTTTTGCTTGTCCAGAATCTTTCCACCACCGATCCCATGTATGTCGGCATCGGTTATTCTCCTTCCGACACCACCGGGATTTCCATAAGCGCAAACGGGGGCGGAATTGTGTTTGAGGACGGAGCTGTTCCGGTCGAGGCAATCCATATATTCTGCAATACGGCCGGAGAACCTTTCGTGGCTTTGCAAGGATAGTATGCCAGTCTTTCAAAGCGGTGGCGGCGGTTCTGGCGGTGGAGGTCTTACCGATGCTGAACTGCGTGCGTCACCAGTCGAGGCCACCGTTCCCGTCCCTGGATGGGAGATTGCCGCACACGACTACCGCTCCTTCGGCTACACCAGCGGTAATTTGACCTCTATCGTCTACAAAACTGGAGGTTCTGGCGGAACGACGGTGGCCACCCTGACGCTGGCTTATGACGGATCTGGCAACTTAACCAGCATCACCAAGAGCTAATATGGCAAATCGATGGGCAGTAGCAAACGGTAACTGGTCGGCCACCGCAACGTGGAATGGAGGAACTTTGCCGACCGCCGCCGATGATGTCTTTGCCAACAACTTTACCGTCACCATAGACCAGAATGTTACGGCCTTAAGCATAAGGACAGAAGCCGCGGCTGGCATCAACGCAGGTGGAGGATTTACACTGGCCGCGGCTTACGATATCACCGCAGATCTTTACGCTGGTGGAAGCAGTTGTCTTACTTACTCCGCAAACTCACCCACTGCTGTTACCATAACTGGAAATCTTTTTGGGTCTTCGACGACCAATAGCACTAGTGCGCTTTCAATTTCTGGGACGGGAACTTGTACTATAAATGGAAATCTTACTGGCGGTACCGGAGCATCATCGTCCGCTAGGAGAACAGTCAGCATTAATAATTCCGCAACCGTGATTATCAATGGAAATCTTTCGACAAGTGCCACTGGTAGTACTTCTAACCTTGCTGTCTCTATAAATGCTAATGCCGTAACTTTAACAATTACCGGGAATCTTACCGCTGGTCTTTCCTCTGTTTGTTTTGGGAATAGCTACCCAAGTGGTTCTGTAACCGTAACAGGGTCTTTAATTGCATCAACGGTTTCAGGTGGAGGAATTCCTCTTGCGGTAAACGGTCAAAGTGTCACCGTCAACGGGAATCAAAATATGCCTTCCACAGCAACAAACTATATTTTTGATTCAAACGCATCATCAGGCTCCGCTCAAATTGTATTTAACGGAGATATTATAATTTCACACAATTCACTTAGCTTTATCGGTATAAGGGTATCTGGAGTTGCTTCTAGCGTAACTATAAACGGAAATGTCACATACAACGGCAACGGTCTTGCTTTGCAAATATCTTCCTCAAATTGCACAACCACTATTACCGGAAATCTTATTAGGAATGGAACAAGTAATGGAGGTTTTAGTTTTTCAGGAACAAATTCAGTTTTTATAATAAACGGAAATATTAGTGCAACGCTTTTGGCTGACTCTACCGTACTTTCTATAAGTGGGACTAACCAAACTTTAACTATTAATGGAGATATTTTACATTGTCTTGGCGGGGCTGGGGGCACGGGCGGAAGAGGTACTTTAGCTATTTCTTCAACAAACATAACAGCCACGATTAACGGAAATGTGATTGGTGCGCCAACTCCCGTAACCACTGCCTCCTATTGTATTTTTTTAACTGGGTCTTTTAGTGGAACACTTACCATAAATGGGACTGTGACAGCGGGAGATCTTGCAGGAACACACGCTATTTATATAAACAATTCATCCACTCCCGCTACTCTCACGATTAGAAGAGTGGTTGGTAACGGATTTGGCGTGGGGGTTTCAAACCGAGGAGAAGCTTACGCTGTTTTTAGTGCTCCCAGTGCTCTTAACAATACCCAAGTCCTAGTCAAAGAATTTGAATTTGGGCCATTGGGCGCAGTACCCGTCCGCGGATTTTGCCAGATTGTTGGGACCACTGACCGCATCGCTTTGTTTAGAAATTCCTCTGGAACCCAGATTACCCTTGTTGATCCTGCCACCGTAGTTACCCCACCGGCCGTAACTGACGTTCGCTCTGGAGTGGTCTATAATAATGGAAATCTTACCGGCACTCTTGCCGTCCCACCCGTCAATCAGGTTGCGGCTGGGGTAGCCGTAGACAATACGGTAGGCACCGCCGCCCTGACCCAGGCTTCCGTTTGGGACTATGCCCTTTCCTCGGCCTCCAGCGTTGCAGGTTCTGTGGGCGAGAAACTTAAGAAAGCCGCCTCGACCGCGGATGTGGTCGCTTTCAGCTAGGCTTGACAACTAAATTCAATCCTGCACACTAAAGCTCTATGGCATGGAATGACGAAAATCTTTCACCGTCTGTAACGCAGGAAACTGATGCCGCGCTAGTTGCTCTTGGCCAGCGTGGGTTTGTGTTTACTGACGACACCAATGCGGTTACCGGAAATTTTGCAGCTATCCAGGTTATTGCTGATGCTGTATTTAATACTTTGACCGCTCTTGATTCTACCGTCGGTAATTTGGCTGGAGGCTCTGCCATAACTCTTAGCGCTGGAACCGTTATTTACGGACCTTTTACTGGTTACGATCTTACTAGCGGAAAAGTAATCGCTTACAAGGCTTAACCCGCCATGCCGAAACTCGGCCTAGGTCTTGGGTTACCTAATAATAAACCCTCAGAACCCGCTGACCCATTTGGGGCCAATGTTTCCCTGCTCCTTCACATGAACGGGAGCAACGGTTCAACCACATTCACGGATTCTTCGTTAAACAATTTTTCAATAACAAATTCTTCAGCAGAAATAAGCACTGCAATTTTTAAATTTGGTGGAGCTAGTGGATATTTTCAATCGGGACAATATATCTATAAACAAACATTAGCAAACGAGCTTCAATTTCCATCTGATTTTTGTGTTGAAATGTGGTATTATCCACTTGCACTAGATACAGATCAATGTCTTTATGATTGCAGTCTATTAAACCAAGGCTCAACAAGAGAAGATGCTTGGGCATTAGCAATAGATTCTTCGGGTGATATGTTTTGGTATCATGATGGCACAGCCAATTATACTTCTTCAAGCCCAATAGCAAACCAATGGAATTTTATTTCAATAACTAGAAATGGCACAAATTTAAGAGTTTTTCTTGATGGACAAGAAGTTTTACTTGTTACAAATTCCGTAGATTTCAGTAGAGGAGGAGCAATTATTGGAACAATTACAGAAACCGTGGGTGCATATTCCTTAAATGGATATGTTGATGATGTTAGAGTTACAAAAGGCGTAGCCCGGTACACTTCAAATTTCACTCCGCCAACTTCGCAATTTCCAAACCCATGAAATGGCTTTTCTTGGCGTTAATTCTTTCTGGGTGCGCCTCCACAAAACATACATCTTCCGGATCCCTTACTCTCGAAGCAACGACGCAATCCGTCTTGAAGGCTCAATCCATAGCCCGCTCCATCCCTGAATGTCGTCCCGTGGCCGACGAGCTTGATAAGACCAAGGATCATATCCTCAAGCTTCAGGCTCAAGTTGACAAGAACTTCAAGGAACGCCAGGAGATGGCGGAACGACTCGAATATCTTGAGGGCAAATACAGTAAGGCGATCGGTCTTCTTTGGAAATGGCGGTTTATTGCGATCGGCGGAATTCTTTTGTTACCCGCATTTTTAGCCTTGCGTCAGTTCTTTCCTTTTCTTAAACTATTCTAAGTGAAAAGGTGGCTTTGGGATAACGCCCAGGGACTTACAGCCCTCCTCTGCGGGGTGGGGCTTTTTCTTGCCTTGGGCCCTTTGCTCCACAAGTTTGACCCCGGAGCCGGGGTCGTCGATCTGGGAGCCCTCCATGTGGTCATTTTTGCCGCCGTCAAACTGCTCGCTGCCGTGTCCCTGGCCTGGGGAATCATCGCCATTGAATTCAAGTTCTTAAACGATTATGTCGACTCCAAAACGCTTTTGGAGGACTGGGTTGGGTTGGATGGTGAAGCCAGGGCCAAGATTTTAGTCGGTGTATTCCTGGGCCTTGTCCTGGCCTTCGCTCTTTTATGCGGGTGATTTATGCGCTGGTTTTGGCGTCTTTATTTGGCCTGGGTCCCGGAACCGGAGCTTTGGCGGGAGACCCAGCGGCGGGACGTCCGGGAAATGAAAAAGTTATTCGAGTGGCTAGAGGAACCATTGGATGGCGAGAGGAGTCTGGAAACTCCGGGCCCCTGGTGGACAAAATCCTCGCATCGGTCGGATTAAAGGGATCAAAGGCTCCGTGGTGCGCGGCCTGGGTGGTATATGTCGGAGATGAAGCATTCGGAAGGGAACAGAACCCCTACCCGCGTTCTGCTTGGAGCCCCGATTTCGTTAAACGTCCGGACTGGAACCGGGGGCGAGGAACGAGGCCGGGCCCGGCCGACGCCTTTGGGATATATTTTCCAAGCCTTGGCCGCGTGGCTCACACGGGGTTGGTGGAAAAGCTAGAAGGCAAAATGGTGGTTACCATCGAGGGAAACACCAACGACGATGGTAGCCGGGAGGGGGATGGGGTCTATCGCAAGCGACGGCCTCTTGATACAATGTTGGCCAAGAGGTGGTTATGAGTATTCGACTAGGCGCCATAGGTGTTCAGAGGGTTTCGGCCAAGCTCCTTTCCCAAGGGTTTTTGGTCAGCCTTCCCGTTTACGACGATGGATACGATCTTGTGGTCGATTGGAAAGGTAAACTTAGCCGTGTCCAGGTTAAATGCACTTGCGGTAGCGAAGACAGTCGCCGCAACAAGTTTAAGTTTCTGGCAGTCAAAGGCCCTGGTTTTGGCGTGTCACGATTTCGCGGACCAGATGGAGGCATTAAACGGATATACAATAAAAGCGATTGCGACGCCTTTGTTTTTTACCACACGGCACAGGATATCTTTTTTGTCATGCCGACCGGAAAACTCCCAAAAACCAAATCTGTTTACTTTGACCCTAATTCCAAATGGAGGGACAACTGGTCGGTCCTGAAAGCTTGACTCGTAAATTCAGACCGGCATACTACTTGCGATGAGTTTTCCCAATCCCGACAACTACGGAAATAGCTGCGATTGCGGCCCAACAAATTCGACGCCGGCTCCCTCTCAGATTCAAAGTGAAATAGACGCCATCGAAACTAACTTGGCGGCTCACGAAGCCGCGTATACAAATGTTCACGGGATAGGCGATACGTCTGTTTTGGCTACTATAAATTCCGCATCAAACCTTATTCCAAGATACGCATTTGGGTGGCCAGCAAACAGGCTGACTTCTCTTCCCGCAGATCCGTCCTTTATTGGGGCAGCGACCGCATATTCGGGAACAGAACTTTCCGGTTTTCATGTTATGTATGTTCCTATTTTTATCGGTAATAATGTGAGTGGATTTCCCAGACTTTTTCTTCCAAAAACAAATACTTCATCTTTAATTGTAAAAGCTTCTATTTTGGGCGGAGACCCGACAACCGGCGGATTTCTGACACCCGTCTATACGTGGCCTTCCGGCGGGGGAACAAGTCTTGCGTATCCCGAGGACGGATTTGTTTCCTGGACTGCCGGATCAACCGCTTCATTTAATCGCGGGTTGTATTTTATAGCTTTTAGATTTGAGTCCGGGGCTCAAAACGGAATTTATGTGATGGATACTTCTACCACAGTAAATCAACGCCCAACTCTTTCTGAAATTACTTTTAGAACTCCGGCATTTTCTTATTATAGTTTCGATAGCGCCAAAATAATCCGTGTCGGGTCTATTCTGCGTAGGTATCTTGCTGCTCCTCCATGGCCTCCGGTTGACAATATAACCAATTTAAATCCATGCGCCGAATTTACTGGGAAAAGAATCGTTGAAGTTGACGGGCCAGCAGCAACCCCACAAAACGCAAATTCGACAAGTGTAAGTTTTGTGACCCAAGGTTGGTCCGGAAGTATTACAAGAGCAAATGACGCGGTTTATCCAGGCCCGACACTGGTCTCGACATCACCAAGCCCAGCAGGTGGGTGGAATTATTTGACTTCCGCCAACCCAGGTGTTTATAATGCTTCTACTAGCTCTTATTTTGAAGTTTTAGTAACCCCCTCGTCAGGAACTTCTGGAACCGTCACGCTGACAGGTTTTGAATTTTATTCAAGATCAACAGGATCCGGGCCTACAAACGTGACCGTTGCGTTTTTGGACTCTGCAAATAATGTGTTAACTGTTTCCGCTTTTACTGTTCCCACTACTTCCGTTTGGACTTTGCTTACCGGGACCGTATCCGTTCCGATAACTGTTAGCACTTCTGCCCCGTCATTTAAAGTAAGAATTTACGGATCTGGTGGATCTGCTCCGTCCGCTTCCGGGAATTGGAGGATCGACGGTTTTAAACTCACAGGATCTTATGCAAGCTCGATTGCTCAATATTCTTTTTCAGAGATATTGCCTCTTTTCTACTTTGGGTTTAGTAATGTAGTAAGTGGAGGCTCCGGTCCATGAGCCTTAACAGCAGGTGGTCGGCTCGGGGGTATGCGGTCAACCGCAGGTTTTTGCCAACCTCGGCGAAAATGCTCCCGGAGGTAGTCGTAGCCCGCGGATCAGCTAGGCCGAAAGGTTTAGTCCCGACGGGCAACCATCTGCTGTTAGGGCTTATGGTAAAGCCTAGTTAGTCTAACAAGAGGAGAACAAAATGAGCTGCGATTGCAACACACTTATTGTTGGTGAAGCCGGGCCCCAGGGACCGCAGGGGCTTGCAGGTACAAACGGAACTAACGGCACTAATGGAATCAATGCGTTTACCACGCTGACCACCCAGTTTACCCAGCCCGCGGTTAGCGGAAGTGTGACAATTGTGGTTGGAAACAACCAGTGGATTGCCACCGGTCAGGCGATTTATATCTCTGGAGCTGGTTTTTATACTGCCACGTCTTTTTCGGGCACCACAGATGTTGTTTGTACTTTGGTCCAGACCGACGGAATAGCCCCGGGTAATCCCGTTTCTTCGGGTAGAAAAATATCTCCGTCCGCTATTGCAACATACGCCGCTCCACTCTCTTCCCTAACTGTTAATGGCGATTCCTCCCTGGACGGAGCCGTTGTCGTCAATGAAACCGGTGCGGATAAAGACGTGCGGGTTGAGGGGGATACCGACACAAATCTACTGCGAACCGACGCCAGCACTGACCGAGTTGGAATTGGTATCGCCGCCCCAGAAACCAAGTTTCATGTGGCCGGTGGTTTTAAGGTGGGAACAGCCGCCTCCGGTGCCGATGCATTGTTTACCCAAGCAGCCACCTTTAACGATAACCAGGCTTCCGCAGGTGATTTTGCCGTTAAAAGTCAAAATTTTTCTGCCGCTCTGTTTGTAGACGCTAGTACCGACCGTGTTGGGATTGGGACAAATACTCCGGCCAAACTTTTGGACGTGGCCGGCGCTATGGAAACCAATACTATTCTGGTCAATCCAGCAGGTGTTGCGGGCACCGAAGTCCTAAAAGTGCTTGGAACAAGCAGCGCTGTTCCCCTTGTCGTGGACGCCACCAACAATCGGGTTGGTATTAAGACAGCCAGCCCGTCCGTTGAACTGGACGTTACCGGTGCTGCAAAAATCAGTGGCAATCTCGCCGTGGATACAAATGTTTTATTTGTCGACACGTCGACAAATCGAGTCGGGATAAACGACGCCACCCCGAGTTACAGTCTCGATGTGACTGGTGATGCCAACATTACTAGCACTCTTGACGTTGGCGGAAATACAAATATCGTAGGAGATCTCGGGGTGACAAGCGGCACTCTAAGCGTGTCTGGGACCTCCACATTAGCCGGGGTAAACGCTTCGGGAGCCGTAACTGTTGGCGGAAATTTAACGGTCGATACAAGTACTTTGTTTGTTGGCGCAACAGACAATTTTGTGGGAATTAGAACTACCACCCCGATAACCGACGCTTCTTTAATAATCGGATCCGGGGATTTAAGAATAGGAACTAATGTTCTTTTTGTGGATGAATCAATCGCTTCCATTGGTATTAACAATGGAACCCCAACTGCTGAATTAGATCTTATTGGAGACGCTAAAATCAGCGGCGATCTGGCGGTCGACAACAATGTTTTGTTTGTTAACTCATCTTCAAATAAAGTTGGAATTAAAAACTCAACCCCATCCACCGAATTGGATGTGACCGGGGCAGTACAGGCTACTTCTTATCAAATTGAAGCTTCAGCCGGTAAACTTACAAAAATTTATTTTTTTACCGGAAGTGCAAATACACTGAATATAGCTCCGAATGCTTCTCAGAGTTTTACTGATATTGTTACTGGAGCTGCGATAGGTGATTTTGTTATTTCATCTTTATCCTCAGTTCCGGCTACGGCTAATTTTACTGATGATGTTGTTTTTGTCAGTAAAATAACAGCAGCAGGTACAGTAACTTTTACCTATACAAACACAGACGCAAGCGGGTCAACCACAACCTACACAGATTCTGTTACTCTTAATCATATTGTAATCCGCGCCGCCGCGTCATGATCAAAGACCCCAACAGGCTGGTGGAGGGGATAACCTCCTTCATCGGAGGGGCGAATTCCAGTGTCGATCCGGCCCTTCTACCGGAGAATCAATACTCCTGGGGTGTGAATGTCCGGGTTCGTGGCGGATACCCCCGCACACGACCCGGATTTAAGTTTATCAAGGCGTTGCCAAATGGTGTTGTTCAGGGGGCTTCTTATTTTAAAACAAGATCAGATGAAGAGCTTATTAGTCTGATTGATGGAAGACTTTACAATCTTCAACCGACCAATCCCTCGGCTCCCGTTTTTGACGTTACTCCAGCCAACGAAACAAATAATATTGTGACACGGCAAGCTTCTCTTGTTGCGGCCAACGATTATCTGGTTATTCAGGATGGAATAAGTTCTCCAATTGTTTATACTGGATCAAGTTCTTTTCGATCAGAAAACATCCTAAATGAAAATGATTCTGTTTTAACATTGCCCTGTACCATAGGGGCAAATAATCCTAGGATGAATGTATCATCGACGGCCGGACTTTTTCCTGGAATGCTCGCCCAAGCCGCTCGTGGTATTCCAGCTAATTCCGTGATTGTTTCCGTGGATTCCAGCACGGAAATTACTTTGAGCAAACCCTGTACGCTGACTGCATTAGCCGAAGTCAAATTTTATTCTCCAGGGCCGTTGCAGCTTGATGTATCTATTCCCGTCGGAGACATTATGGCATTTGGAAACGGAAGACTTTGGGTGGCCAGCCGCAATGAGCTTTTTGCCGGAGATTTGGCTGGAAGTTATCCCGGGTCAGAAATTCGTTTTTCCGAGACACAATATTTGACCGGCGGTGGAAGTTTTTCGTTTGCGGATGATATTACCGGATTAGCATTTCTTCCGGGATCTGATACCTCCACCGGACAGGGCGATTTGATTGTATTTACCAGAAATGATATCGGGGCAATTAAAGCTTATGTGTTTGACCGAAATCAGTGGCAAACTACCCAGGGCATGCAACGTAGGTTGTTTTTGGGGGGTGGGGCAGAAAGTCCGGACGCCATGATTGTTACAAATAACGACATTTTTTTCCGTTCATTGGATGGAGTTCGTTCACTCATCCAGACTGTTCAGGAAGCCAAACATGGTACCGTAAGCCTTGCCGACAGCATCGAAGCCAACCGTGTCATTAAATTTGACACGGAACGATGGATCAGGTACGCCCCGGCAGTGTATTTCGATAACCGGGCATTACACGGATGCGCCCCGAAAATCCAAAAAGTCGCTGGAGATCCTACTTCCTACAATGTGGTTTTTACCAAGATTGTAACCCAGGATTTTAACCCAGGGGTTTATCAGGGTAATTATCCTCCGATTTATGACGGAGAATGGACCGGACTTCAGGTTTGCAAGTTTGCAGTCGGCGTGTTTGACGGTGAAAAACGTTGCTTTGCCATTGTATGCGGTTCCGATGGAAATAACGCCCTCTATGAGGTTACGACTAACGATTATTATGATACAGTCCCCGATGGGGTGGGCGGGACAACGTCACTTGATATTACGTCTTCTGTCGAGTTTCGGCGCATGGATTTGGGTGTTCCTTTTGAAATCAAGGAGCTTTTCCGGGCGGATATTAGCCTTTCGGATGTGTATGGAACCGTAACCTGGTCTCTTGATTTTGCTCCCGATTACTACCCAACCTTTTTGCCGGTTCAATCTGGGTCGGTTGATTTTGATACTGAAACCCCGTCAATCACCACCTGCGCTCCTCCCGAACTTGCCCTTGGATACGCAAACATTCGGACAGTAAAACCATCGGACTCTTGTGTTACCGGAGTAGGACGTAAAGCCCGTTTTGGGTATTTATTCCAGCCAAAAATGTCCTGGACCGGTCATGCCCGGTTGGCTCTTTTCCGCATGCATGCCTTGAGAAAGGACGCCAGCGACTTGGGCGAATGTTGATATGGCCGACCGAATTGAGTATCAAGGAGTGCCTTTGCCTTCCGGTCTTCCCGGTTTTGGCGGTGGGACGGTCGAAGTTCTTACTTTACCTGGCTTTAACACAGTTGTGGCTCCTTTAAAATTTGGTCCTGTGGTAGATGCAATAAACGCAGCTACACCGGACCCAACCCCTCCTGCCGGAAGTAATCCGGACGACCCAACAAACGAAGTTGTTGATCCAGGACCCGCACCGACTAACCCTGGAGGGCCGTTTCAGGATGAAAGATTTTCAAATCTTTGTTCTACTTATGATTGCACCCCTGATCCGGATTTAAATCAACCTTTGGTTTTCGCCCAAAAAGTTGCCGACCCCATTTGTGTTGCTTGTAAAAAACAAGGAGACAAGTATTATCCAAATTTTTTTACAGCTTCCAGTACCTCCGTTGGCGTTTATTATGTTGGTGCAGATCATATACAGGGTAAAGCAAGCGGGTCCGAATGGAATATTCGAGTCGAAGGATTTGAAACAGATAAAGACAGTGGTTATTTTAAAATAGGACAAAATGAATTTAGTAGCGGAGCAAAATTAGACAAAGATAAAGTGATTATCTCTGGAACAGAATATAGAAAGGGAGCAAGAATATATGATATTGATACCGCCAGAACTTATGAGCCAAAAACCTTGGAAGTTTGTGTTGGTGGGGAAACCAAAACCTGGTTTGTACTGGCTTACGAGCAATAATTTATGGCTGAATACCCCATTACCGTAGCCTCCGTTCCATCAACGGCTTGTTATCCGTCGACACCCCAGTCGCTCTTAACCAGCCTTGCGGAATATATTACTGTTCAGATTGACGAGACAAAACAGATTTACATTGTAAGTCCCACGGCTCCAAATGCTGAAAACCAGAATAAACCCTGGTTTCAAACCTATACTTCCGGTAGTGGTTATGGGCTACCTAAAGTGGTTCGCCTTTACTCTAACGGCCAATGGAAAGAGTTTGCCCAGTTAAAACAGGGCGATATGATTGTTACAGAGGCTAATAAAGCCGTAAATTCGCCTTGGGGTGAAAGCGGTTATACCTATTCTTTTGGCGATACTGGAATCTCCAACTACACTCCGGGGACCCTTCCCACTGCCCCAGATGGATTTAAATATAAGGTTTATGTTGGCTATTGGACAACCAAGTCCTGATGTTGACACAAAATCCTAAGCCGTTAATCTAAAGAAGCTATGGCCGTTTATAACCTAAGTGCCGGAACCCTTCCCGCAAACACTGGGTACCCGGCAAATGTTCAGGCTTTGCTGGATCTTTTCCAGTCCTATTTGACGGTTATTTCCGACGATTCACTCAATACGATTGTCGTTTCAAGCACCACTCCGAACTCGGATGACAACAATAAAGTGTGGTTCCAAACCACTTCCGATGTCAACGGAGACCCCCAGTCCATTAAACTTTATGTGGCTGGAAAGTGGGAAGAGTTCACTCCATTCGCCTTTGGGGACATGGTTTTGACCGACGCCAATTCAACAATCGTTTCCCCATGGGGAGTTGGCAACACGACTTATGTGGTTGACGGGATCAGCAAACTGACGCCCACGACTCCGACTGCACCTGCCGGTACCCAGTACAAAGTTTACGTGGGGTATTACGAATGATCCGGCGCACTTACGGTTCGGTCAAAGACCAGCTTGCCCGCGTGACCCAGAACGGAATGTGTGCGACTGACCCGCAGTTGCTGGCACGCACCAACGAAGCCCAGGAACGTTTGCTCAACAAAGGTCTTTATGCCGGGACTTATGGCCGGTATTCGGTGTGTGTTTACGGCGGATGTATTACGCTTCCTCGCGAGTTTGAATCCATTGTCGGTTACAATTTCGGCCAGGTCCCAGGACAGGTTTACAATGAATGGTATGAATTCATGGACAACGGTCCCGGCATTGCCCCGGCCGGCGATTGGAAACGTCTGATCGACCGCGGGTATGTCTCCATGTTCCGCGACCTTCCGGGCCAGCGTTATTTAAAAGTTTATACCGATCAGGTTGAAGATACCACGTCCACCATTCTTTTTCGCGGGTCGGATACATACAATGATCGAATCCGCACCCAAGAAGACGGGGAATACATTGACGGAGAGCGTTTGAATCTAAGCGCCGGCTCCGGGAACTCCAGCGTGCTTGTCGCCGGAATTAGCGGGACTTACAGCGATGGTAATGGGGTTTATCGTTGGGTTGGGACTTATAACTCCAAGCCTGTTTATAATAAACAAGGAACATATTACTTTATTTATAGCGATTCCGGAATAGGCGGTTTATGGGTCATTAAGAAAACCCAGTCAATCTCGTTCGGAGACCCCAGCTGGCCCGGATCTTTTGCCCTTAGCCCTTTGCCTGTTTCTATCTCGGGCGACAACACATCCGCCTACCCTTGGCTGGTTACTTCTTTTTCCGGGCTTACTTTAACGCAATTATCTAGAATTACGTCTAACGCCTTTCGTCATGTTGACGCAATCAATAAAACCACAACCAAGGGATGGGTCCGTGTCTATGCCGTGGATCCCGACACTGGAGATGAAGCATGCGTGGCTATTCTGGCGCCCGACGAAACACTGCCCATGTACCGCCGGTACGCGATTCCTGGATACCAAAATGAAAACGGCTCAGTCGCAACCGTGCTTGCCAAGCGTAAATTTATTCCGGTGACCTCGGATGATGACGATTTGATCGTCACCAACCTTGGTGCCTTGAAAATGATGGCGATTGCCATCGAAAAAGAAGAAAACAACAACCTGGACGAAGCCGCCAAGTATGAGGCCAAAGCCCTGGATCTTCTCCGCGAAGAGTTGCGGGAAGTGCAAGGCTCGGCCCTTGGCCGGCCCCAGGTTCAAGTGGAAATGTTTGCGATGGGTGAAATTCCCAACATGGCATAATTTATGGCGACCATATCTTCAGGTTCTAGAGTTTTTGGCGGTTACACTCCCGGCGGTGGTAGTGATTTTATAAGCGCGGCGAGCCAAGGGATTGGCAGTTTGTTTTCAGGCGTCCCTTCCAGACCGGATTTAATGGGCGGCATGAAGCCCGCTCAAGAAGCTTTTGGCCCGATTATTCAGGGAAGCACAGGTTCTTATAGAAAATTAGCCGGAGGTGGATATGTCAACGAAGCCGGCCAAAAAGTTTCAGGATTTTCCCGACCTAGCACATCGCGCATTAGCGGAGGTGGCGGAGGCGGGGGAGGAGGAGTTATGATGACATCACCATCACAAATAGAATTTTATCTTGGAAAACCCCCCGAACTTCAAAAACTTGAGCTAGATTACGCTCAGATGGGAAAGCGGATACAAGAAGCTAATTTACCAACAATTGAAGAGTATAAGCGAGCCACTCCCGGCGAAGAAGCAACCCTTCGGGCGTTGTCTCAGTCGGCGGCTGATTATGCGGCTGGTAAAATACCCCAAAGTGTTTTGGAGCAAACCCAGCGTTCGATCGCCCAGGCTGGTTATGGAACCGGTCTTGGTGTGGGTGGAGGACGTAGGGCTGGCGGATTACAACGTGCTTTCGGAGCTCGGGATATTCTTACGACTTCGCTTGGCCTCCAACAACAGGCCCAGCAAATGGCCGCGGCAATCCCACAAATCATGCAACAGCGTTATGCCGCCCAGTATCAAATTTCACCGACGCAGGTGTTTGACACGGCAGTTTCGCAAGCGTCGATCAATCAACAGTTGGCCAATCAACAACTAATGATGAACTGGATGGCGCAGCCTTTGCCCGGTCAATTTGACGTAACCACCGGTTCCTTTGTTGGATTTGCCCCGGGAACTCGTAGCTCTACCCGCCCAAATTATCCCGGAATGTCGACAACAGGATTTGGCTCTGCGGCAATGGCAAGAAATTGGACGGGTTCAGCCTATAATCCTTTTGGATAATTTATGCCCCTCAGCCCCAACGCCCCTGATTACGTAAGCCAAGTCCGAGGATTCCTCAGTGACTTGAGACAAGACGCTCGTCAACGGGACCAACTGGCTTTGGAAGCGTACCGCGCCGCTTCGGCCAATGCTCTAGGGTACGCACAGTTGGCCGCACAGCGCGAAAATAACGCCGCTCAAAGGGATTTGCAGGCCCGTCAGCTGGAAAACCAGCAGCTGCAGTATGCCACCGACCTTGAGAAATATCGTTTGTCGCAGGGTCAGAAATCTTTCTCCGATGATCTGGCCGAGCGTCGGCTTCAGTTCGATATGCAGAAAGAATCGATCAAGGCGCAGGAAGAAGCCCGCAAACGCCAGATGGAAGAGAACTCAGCCGTCATGCAGGCTGAACTTGAGATTGCTTATGATTCAGGTGATCCCGAGAAGATCATGGCTGCGAATCAAAAAGCTGCCATGATTTTGCAATCTTCCGAAGCCACTCTTACCGCTCAGAAAGCTGCCAAGGATGCAATTACGACCAAGCGAATTATGGAGCAGGAGTCCGTCAATCTTCGCACCAACGATCAGGTTTACAATATCGCGGCCCAGCTTCAGCAAACTCCCGTCCAGCTTTTGACGGCCAACGAACTTCAGGGCATTTTGTCCGGAGCCCAGCAGGCTTACGCCCAGCTTGGCAACAACGACCCAGAAGCCAGAAAGTTTCTGATGGATTCAATTTCCAACCTCAATAACCAGTTCAAGACGGCCCGGGCGGACAAAAGCCAGCAGACGTTCAGAAACTTTTATCAGGTTGGTTTGCTTAACGGTCTGAAAGACGCCGATCCTGAAGTGCAGGAGAAGTTTAATGCGATTTTGACGGCTTACCCTGCGGATGTACGCCCGACTTCCGCCGCGTTTCAGGATGAGATCACCCAGCTTGGAATGCAGTTTAATAAAAGAAATTCGGATAAGTTTATTGATATGGCCAACCAGCAGAACCAGAACATGCTGGCTAATTTGCAAAAAAGATTTCCGGATATTGCGATTGAAGAGCCGCCAGTTTTGCTAAAGGATTTTATTGGCGAAGACGGACACATTGACCCATTGGACGGAACAATTACGACAACGGCCCGCAAAGAAATTGAAGCCTGGAGGAGCCGAACCAAAGCAAGATACGCTCCTAATGACCCGCTTGAAGCCTTGTTGGCTGGAGCCGCTGTTACAACTGCCGCGACAAGGGCGGCTCCGTCGGCTCCCGCAACTGTGGCCACCGCACCCGCTCCGACACGGACAACCAGCCCGTTCGCCAATCTTAGCCCCAGCGAACGGAACGTTGCTGAAACTCTTATTCTGGCTGATCCAAATTCGACGATCACTGTCAAGAGAAAAGATGGATCTACGGCAAGGCTCACCATGCGGCAGTATGCGGATGAAAGGTTCAGCAAACTGGGCGGATATGCCGGATTGATGAACTACAGAAATTTGAAGACAAGCCAAACGGTTCCTGGTAATGTGGCTGGCGCCAAGGAATAAATGAATCTTTGCCATGCCACCCGAAGACAATCTTAACGAGCTGATTCAACAGGCCGACCCCCAGGATATCGTCATCGACGAATCCTCGGACGAGGTCATTGCGATACCCGGAGACCTTGTTGTCGATGAGACAACGGATTCCTTCGGTGGGGATCTGACCCAGTTGCCCAACATCGGAGACCTTCCCGAGGTCATGAGGCAGGCTCGGGATAACCCGACCCGCAAAGGCGGGCTTCTCAATTTCCGTATTCTTACCGACCGCTCTCCCGAGGCCGCGGCCACGTTCGATAAAGCCAGCCAGGGCGTTATCACCGATTTCTACAAGGAGATGTCCCAGATTAAAAAGGACACCGGCAATGAGCCTTCCGCACTGCAACAACTCTGGGGAACAGCCAAGGCCATGGGCCGTCAGTTTGCCGTTGGAGCGCGTTACGCGCAGGGGCTGGATGAAAAGGACATTGAAGCCCTTAATCAAGCCCAGATTTCCCGCCAGTATATCGGTGATCTTACGAATGACTTTGATATCCGTTTTGCCCTGACCAAGGGAGCCCAATACAAAAAGAAACTGGATGACGGCGAGGAAATCGCCAAGCCTGATGGCGATATGGTCGAGGTCGGCATGCGGTTTGGCGAACTGCCAGCGGTTGGAATGACACTTGGCCGCGCCCAGGAGTACCTCAAGGATCTTAAGGACGACCGAACCAAGGCGATGGGCACCGCCGGCCTGCGGAACTTCGCCATCAAAACCGGTGATGCCTTTGTTCCGTTCGTCAATATCGGCGACATCATCGTTGATGAGAAAGACCCCGACCAGATTGCCAAACGTGCGGCATTGACGGAGGCGATCAACGAGGTGGTCACCAAGGATTACCTCAAGTCCACGCTGGCCGGATCTGTCCTTGGTTCGCTTGGTCAATTCGCCCTCGGCACCGGACTTGCCCGCAAACTGATCTCACCTCCCGGAGCGGCATCCGCCACGGCTTACGGAATCCTCGGGGCGAGCCAGTCGCTCAAAAGCGACAAGCGTGACCTGACCTGGTACGACCGTCTCGTCGACGTTGGTACTGAGGCCATCACGCTTTACGGTGCCGAACGGGTCGGCGAATCTTTGGAGCAAATCACCGAGAAATATCTGGCCAGGGAGATCGCCAAAAAGTCAATTTCCAAGAATGCGCCTTTGGCCGGTGCGGTAGCCCAGACGGCGATTGGCGCCGGGGCCATGACCCTTGGAGAGTTTACTTCCGAGGAAGTCGAGGCAATTTTGCGCGGGCAGGATCCGGTGGCGACAGCCGCGGAATCGTTTGCCGGTGCGGCTGGTGCCGGTCTTGGAATGCGCGGGCTTGGATTTAAAGGCAACTACGCCCGCCTGCAAAAACAGGTCAATCTTTTTAAAGGTATCGCTTTCCGCGAACAGATCGGTGCCGTGTTGGCCGATCCGGGGCTTTCGGAGGAACAGAAGACCGAGAGACTCCAGGCGATCCGCGCAAACTCAGGGGCTGCGTTCCAGCCTCTGTTTGATGTCGTTTTTGATGGGGTGACCAAAAAAGCGGCTTTGGACAAAGTCGATAAAACCGTCTCCCCCAGGACCCACGAGGAGCTCACCCGCCAGGTTGAGGATGCCGGCGCAAGGGTCGATGAGGAAGCTTCGAAGCTTGCAGACACACTGGCTGAGGAGGCCGCAGCCTCACGAGAACAACCGCCTGCACCGACAGAACCTACCGCGGAAACAAAAGCACCCGCAAAGGTTGAAGGCAGTTCGGTCGTCATCGACAAACCCACGTTTGAGTACGATCCTGAGGATCCTGCAAATGCAGAAATGCTCAAGGACGATCTCCTTGGCATCCTTGTCTCCAACCCGGGGAAAACAATCCGATTCGGACCGAGCCCCGAGACGGAAGCTCTCGCCCGTTGGGCCGATGGCCGGGCGGATATGTATGTTGATTTTGACAAAAAGACCGGTGTACTGGTTATTCGTGGAATCAGAACCGGAGATATTGATTCCCCGTATTGGGAAGGAGAAGCCGACCCAGAAGAACTTTTCCAGGAAGATAAAGACGCTGCTTATGCGGAAATTGAGGCGACTAAAAAATACAGCACAGCCGAACTTGAAAGTATTTACGGCGAACTTGCCAAGGCAAGATCCGCGGCGGAAGTTGCATCGATTTATGCCAAGTATGTAAAGACCCCCGAGAGGGAAGCGGCCGAACAGAAAAAGATCGACGAGTTTTATAATTTGGATTTTGAAGCCCAGAACAACCCAAAGATTCGTTTTGATTTAAAAGAAGCTGATCGGTTGGAGCGTGAGGCAGAAGAGGCTGTACCGGAACAAGCACAGGCTTTACGCCAACAGGCCGCGGCTTTGCGGCAAAGGGCCAATGATCTTAAGGCTGAAGTGTTCCGCCAGGCGCAGGAAAAGAAAGCTTCCTCCCTGGAAGAAAAAGAAAATCAGATCAATCAAAAGATCGATCAAGGAAGACTGGCCCTCACCGACACACTGACTATTCCGGCATTGGATCCCGAAGGCTCTACCATGAAATATTTGGCAGAGACTCCGGTAAGCGAGCGGGAAACCAAAAAAGAACTTCTCGGGGAAGTATTCGATCTAAACAATGAAGCAACCGTAAAACTTTTAAAGTCGCTTGGGGCGATTGACGAAAATACCGGCAAGCCTCTCATGAGTGCGGCTGAAACTATCGAGGCCTTTGCCAACGAGAAAAAAGGTATTTTTGAATCCGGCAGATATCAAATTTATGCTCCGTTTGATTTTGCCGAGACCTTAATGGCCGCATTTAAAAATACTGTTTTGGAGCGCATCAGAAAAGGACAATCTCCGATTTATTTATCCAAGTCCCTTGATTTTGTAGAAGACAAACTTTTGGAAAAAGTAATTCCACGGTTGAGGCAGCGTGGCGGAGTTATGGTTCCGTTACAGGAAGAACTGGTCGGAGAAGAAGGTGCTGTTGAAGGTGAAGAGGGTGCCGCCACGACGGAACCGAGGGAAGTTGCCGGAAGGGAAAAGCCAATCGATGAACAGGTCGACGCCAACCTTCGCCGGCAACGGGAAGAGACTTCTTCCCTTGAGGCCAAAAGATTGTTGCTTCCAGAGCTCCGCACACGGTTCCGCGAAAGCCTTCCGAATGATGAAGACAAGGCAATCTTTGATTCGACCTATGAGGGTGGAAATGTAAAGACATCCAAGCAGGTTGCCGCCGAAATCAATAAGTCTTTACAGACCGTGACCCGTAGACAGCTTCAACTTCGTAAACAGTTTCAAACATTCGCCCAGCAGGAGGTTCAGAAACGTCAGAGGGCCGGAACGATGCCGACTGCTCCGGTTGTCCAGACCCAGACACCCCAAGGAACCGTGGTGCAGACAGCCGTCCAGCCGAAACGCCAAGTGACGGACCGAGTGTTGGATGCCCAGGATCTTTCTGACAGCGATGTAAAGCTTGTCATGCAACAGATCAGGCAGGCGTTGGATTTGGATTACATCAGCGCAACTGATTACAACATGTTGATGAATGCTCCGGCTGGAAGCCCGATCGTGGGTATTTCAGTTTCCCGAGATGCCGACAACGCAATTAAAATCAAAGACTATTTGCAGGGAATGATTTTAGCCAGCGTTTCGGAGGAGACTGATCCGCAAACTCTTCTGGCTGACGCCAACGTTAATCTCGATAATTTTGCTGATTCACTAAGCCAAAAGTCTCTTGTCAACTACAAACAAGAAATTGAAGCTGCCGTTGCAAAATTCAATCA